CGTCCATGTACTTTACTTCACGCTTTGCAGCTTTCTTTTGTGCAGCGTATTGTGCGTCGATTTGTTTTTGTGTTTCGTCCGCTAACACTTTGATTGAAGCTTTCACTTCATCGATTTGAGAAGAAACGTCCGACTTAAAGCCTTTTACGTTTTCTGCCATTTCATTGATTAAATTTTCCATTTTTACTTTTTAAATAGATTGTTAAATTGATTAATTGCCTTGAGAATTTGCTCGTTATTTTCTTTCTTTTCTTCAACTGCCGGCTCAAATGTTTCTTCAACGGTTTGAGTGATTTCTTTGATTACTTCGATTTCTAATAATTCGCTTTGTATTCTCTTTATTTCAATCTCTATTAAACTAAACATTTCATCAGTGAATTTTCCACCTTTAAATGATTTGATTAGTTTTTCGAGCCTGTTGCTTAATTCTTGTTTTTTATCCTTAGTTACCATTTCGCCTTTAAATCCTAATGTTGGAGTTTCAGGATTAGCACCCCACAATACCGCACTACCTTCGTAAAGTTTAAGTTCAGTAATTGTTCTTACACCTTCTTTGTCAACGTTTGATTTCATTGTGCTGAAACCTATTGAGTGTTGATTAATTAACCCTGCTTCGTACATTTTTATTATGTCCTCGCCTTTCTCAGTTTCTACTATTGGAGTGATTGCGATTAACATATCATTCTCAACATAGATTTGTTCAGGCTTGCCTATTACGTTGTTCATGTCGGCACAATGGTCTACTAAACTCCATATAAGATTTTTACCACCTGGGCCTCTTTCGGCTAATGTTTTAGTAAACGCTTCCGGCACAATAATATCGTTATCTAAATCGATATTACCACAACGTGCCCAAACCGCTTTAACTCTACGTTGTTCGCTATCAACATCCATTATGTTGTAGCCTAAGTCTTGCTTTTCAACAAGAGTATTTTTTAATTGCATGGTACTCATAAAAACAAAGTTATTATTTTTTTAATTATTCTAATGCGTCGGCTAATAGTTGTCCTATTTCAAACATAGCAAAGTTCGTTAATAGTTCCCATAATATACCGGCATCGCCCATTGGTGGATTGTCTGCATACTTTAACGGTTTACCATCGGCACCTCTTACGGCTTCATATCCTAACGTACAACGACAATTACAAACATTCCCTGCTCTTGCTGTTGAGTCGCCAGGGTGCAACATATTATCGATGTATTCTTTTGCTCTTACTACAAACTTTTTATCCATTGGTACTTGAACTCCATCCATGTGTAAATGGTCGTTTGCATCTCTTGGTATTCTTCTTGTTCTATTATCCTTTGCTGCAATCCATTCTTTAACAGTTACTAAGCCGGTTGACATAGCACCAACCATTGAACCTATATTCGCTGCTCTTGCCGTTTCAGTTCTTGCGATTAACTCGGCCCTGTAATTTGTTATTCCGGCAGTCTTGAGTAATTGAATTATTTCAAACGTTGTTAGGTTTTCCTTTTGTCCTTTAATTAAGAAGTTTCTTATTTGTTCCTTAGTTGTATCAGTTATGTCCGAGGCTAATTGGTCTAAACCTTTTGTTTCTAAATACTTGATTATAACATAAGCAAATAAATCAGTCTTAGCGCTTTTTGTTTCCATTGATGGGTAATGCCCTTTAGCGCCCTTTTTAACGCTTTTCTCGGCTATCAACCCCATTTTGGTACCTAAGGACGTATGAAGTTGTTTAATAGTCTTTTTAAGCGCCTTATCGCTGATTGCGTTGTAGTCTTGCGTACGGCAATAAGTATCGACCTGTTTTTGTAGTTCTTTCTTGAACTTAGGCGAATATTGTATTAAGGCATTCATGTATAGCTTCCTATAATCTTGCCAAATCATTATCTAAGGGTTAATAGGGTTTACTTCCGTTGGGATTTCTAACGGTTGAAATTGGTCTATTGGTTGTAAGTTACTTGGAACGTAAAGTTTCTCTAACTCTTCCGTTGGAATGTAATCAGGGTTTTTAAGTCCCATTATCTCCATCTTTTGAGCCGGACTAATCCACCAAGCGTTATTCAACCAGGTTACTTGTTCAGCTTTGTTTGCTTCTAACTCTTGGTAAACTTGTATATCGTAACCAATATAAACGTTAGTTCCACGATAACCCCAATCGCTATGTAATTTCCTGTTAAGGTTATCAGTTATAGCGTCTAACAAAGGAATAGCACAACGTAAGGTTAAAGCCTTTTCGCCTTCTATTTGATTGTTATAAGTTTTATTATCTGCGTCGTTTAATAGTTGAGAAGGTACTCCGTAAATATTACAAAGCGACTTCATATCCCACTTTTCACTTTCGATTATATTTAATTCAACAGGACTTAAACCGATTTGTTTCCAGTCAACTTTATAACCTGATACCGCAATAGAATTGTAATTACTTGCTCCGCCTTTCTCACTAATAGATTTCTTTAACGCTTGAGCCTGTTGTGTTCCGCTTGTAGGATCAAACCTATCATCGTTCATAAATAAAACACCGGCCGGCCCACCATTTTGGAATGAAGCAACGGAAGCAGTCTTGGCTTCGTTAGAACGAGTTAATGTTCTTGCAGCTGCCATTAAAGGACTTTGTCCGTAAAGTTCGTTTCCTGTAACTGTCCAATAAGGGTTAAAGTATTTGTCATGTAATATTTCTTTAGTATCAAATGACCACATTTTACCGTAGTAAAGTTGATAACCAACTCTTGTTGGTGGGAACACTTCCACATTGGCAATAATAGCCATGTATTGAGCGGGTAATGCATATAATTCAAAAGGTTTACCATCGTTTGCACCGCCTTCAATCATTTTAGCATAAATGAAAGAATTGCCGGTTAATAATTTAAATCCGCACCATTGTTCGATTAAATCACTCCAAGTGTCCTCTTCGTTAGGATATTTTAACAACTCATTTAATCTTGAGTCGCCATCGTAAAGTTCAAATGCTTTTTTATGTAATTGTCTAACCTCGTTCCAATTTTCAATCTTATCCGGTTGCTTCATTAAAGACTTATATCTTTTAGCAGCCGTTTGGTCGATTACTTTATAAACATGGAACGGAGCCAACTTTGCTTTATCGGTAATTAGTTTTACGATTGAGTAAACTATGTCGTTTGACTGATAGCCATCTCTTACATACGCTTGAGCATTTTGCCCTTGCCAGGTAACAATCCCTTGTTGAATTGCTACTTGAGTATTGAACGGTAATGAAGGTAAAACAGTATTAACTTTCTTTTTACTAAAGAAATCAAGTAATGCCATATATGTACAATTTAGTCAAAGTTACTTATTTTATGCTAATAAACTGAAACAACAAACTTAGGAGTGTATTCAAATATCATTCTCATAGCTAAACAATCCGAAAAGTCCGGCGAACGACCTATAGCTGCTTTAACTTTATCCTTTGAAATTATTCCCTTCTTTGTATCGTTGTCAACTGATTTTTGTTTGACCTGTTCTAACTCTTCTATTATTCTTTGTTTTTGGTTTCCATCTGCATTGATATATATTTTACTATCATTTATTAATTCGGCTAACTTATAATAACATTGGCTTTTAAGGTTGTCGAAGTTTTCCTTACGCTTAGTAATTGGGTTTTCTAATGGAGAACTATTATTGACAAAGCCACGGCACCTTAATATATCACAAACTCCACCGCCTACTCCATCTTCATCGACAACTATGTTTGATGTAGCTACCTGGTAATCTTGTTGAAACTTCTTTATAAGTTCAGCGACCTCAACAACCGATTTACCATTGTATTGATAAAGTTTAACACGCAGTCCACTCCAAACCCCAATAACAGTACTATCGTTACCAAAACGTGCAACGTCGCAACTAATATAAGATGTAGCGGTAGGTAAATAAGTGCTATTAAAAGCATCAAGTATTTTATCATAATTAATAAGTTGAGCAGGGTCGGATAAATATTCCCAATTACCAAACAACAATCTTTCTTTACTTACTTTATCCAGGCTTAAAAGGTTTTCCTTATAGTGCTTAGATATGAAAGGGTTATCATCTATTAACGAACTAATAAAACGTTTATTGTCTGCTATTGTTTTTTCTTGTTGTGGTTTATAGAACTCCGAGTAAGTCCAATTCTTTGCCGGATTGCAAGTATAAAGCACCTTAGGAACTAAGTCGTTTTGGTCTAACTGAAATCTTATCCTGGACTTAATAATGTTTCGCGCTTTGTCCTCTACCTGGTTAGCTTCATCAATAAATGCGTCGGTTATTTCCAATGATCCTAATTCATCAAAGTTTGGGTCGCTTGGGTAACTATATAAATCCTTTAGTAATATAGTTGAGCCGTTAAAAAATTCTATTGTAGAAGATTGTGCGTTGAACTTATAATGCTTTCCGGCTTCTAAGCCTTGCATTTTAGCCACTTGAAAGAATGAAACTAAAGTAGTTTCCTTTAATGTTTTAAGCACCGCACGACCTATTAAACCTCTTGTATTAGGATATTTTAACCGTTGTTTAAGTTGCCAATAACAACCCAATGCAGTTTTGCCGCCACCGGCCCCACCGCCAAAAAGTATTTCGTTTGTTGATTTGTCCTCAAGTAAATCGAGCGCAATAGTTTGTTTAATGGATAGTTCCATAATAAGATACCATTTTTAAGGACGCAACCGCCGAGGCCTCAGCTAAATTGTTTTAAATGGTCAAACCTATATCGATGGGTTATTGTTAACGTATGTTTTTTTCTCTTCCCAATTTATTGTCATTCCCCCGCTTACTTCTATTTCGGTTGATTGCTTTGCTTTACCTTCTAACCTATCAAATAACTCTTTATAAGCGTTTAAATCGCCCTTTAAAGCTTTATTAATTAAAACCATATCTAATTGTTCAGCAACCGTAAACTCTTCTTTGTCGCCTGTAACAGGATTTACTTTTGTTTGTACTAATTCCAATAACCTAAGTAAACGGGTTTTACTGTTAGGAATTCCTTTTGGCCTTCCGTTTGGGTTCCTTATTTCTCCTTTTTGTGCCGGTATTAAGTTTTGTTCGTTTGCCATAATTCTCTAATCTCTTTCTTAATTCTTACAAAGATACGCCACAATTCGGGCATTTTGCCTCGGTCTTTGCATTATCTTGTTTTTCCTTTATATCATTGTTAGCAAAAGCGGGTATATCCAATCCCCAATCATCTAAGCTTTGTATATCCCATTCGTTAGCTAATAAATCCCAATCGTGTTCTCCAAATGATACATTATCCTTAATAATAAACTCTTTTTTTTGCTCTTCGGTTAAAGTAGCTATCTTAACAGGAACGTCCGTAAGTCCCGCCTCGATACAAGCTTTTAATCGCATATTGCCACCTAATACAATATTATTTTCGTCAATTACTATCGGTCTAAGTTCTAACATTTCCGGAAACTCCTGTATTGACTTAACTAATAATTTAAACTTATTATCCTTTATTATTCTTGGATTGTTTGGGTTGGGTTTAATGTCGGTTATTTTCATTTATCTATTTTTTGTGTCCGTTCTAATTGAAGGTAATTGTACTTTCTCCACTTTAAGTAAATTTTTAAAGCATAAAGGCTTATTGCATTTAATACATTTAAAACTATTATTTTTAATATCGCTTTGCCATACAAAGTTTTCATTAATAGTTCCGCACCTGCATTTGTATAATCTTTTACTAAATGTATCTCTCATTTTTTTATATTTTACTTTAACGGCCTTGCCTAACATAAGGTTTAACGGCCTTATCTTTTGGCCCATTTGTTTTCTTGTATTTACCGCACTTCCTTTTGCCGAAGCTGACTTTATTTCCGCTACCTACCTTTGCCATAAGTTTCTATTATTTCGTTTAACTCTAATCTTGACCATTTTTTTATAAGCCTATGTTGTTGTTCCAACTCTATTACTTTACGTTCTCCGACTTTATCAATTAAGTTCCTTCGGTAACCAATCAAATGAAATTGGTCAAAGCCGTTACAACTTTTACATTCTCCGTTAACATTATATTCATCAAATCGTAAAGCTGAACTTCCCTTAACAGGAACATAATGGCCGGCGTCCATTAAATCAGTTGTTTTTGTTTGTCCGCAACTAATACAAGTAAAATAACCTTCGTCGCTATCCCTTTGCCTTATGTAAGTATTAAATACTTTTTGAGCCTTTGCAGTTAATTTAGGAATTGTTATTAGCATATAACAAAATTAGGTTATTTTATTACTCTAAAACAAACTTTTCTGCCGTTTACCTCAAATCGCTTTTTATTCATTGGGTTTAATCCTTGTCTTATGTTGTAATCGTTTAATCCTGTTGTTCTAACTGCGTAAGCTATTGACCTAAACTCGGTTACTTCTTTTGTTTCAATGTCAATCATTTTTACTTTAATACTGTTTTCCAGGCCCTTAATTTCTCCGCTCATAAATGTTTTTCTATTATCCTGTTAATTAATTCCTTTACCAACTCCCAAAGTATTATTATAATTATAATATTCATATCTTTTTAATTAACTGAATAACTATTACTAAAGAATATAACGTACACGCTAACGGTACTGATATAAAAAAGAATTTAATAAATTGTAGTGTTTTCATAATGTTTTAAAATACCCCCGCCATTGTATAACGAACACCCCTGTTTGTTATTAATGTTTTAGCGAGGGTAATATTTTTATTTTGTTTGTAAATAGTTTAACATAGCATTTCGATTTGCTTCTTTGTCTATGTCCTGGCTTGTTCGGTTACTGTTACCCATAGCTTTAAATTGTGCGTGTGCTTCCTCTTTGCCATTCATAAACGCTTGGTGCCGTTCCTCACGATATTTTTCCAACATTTCAAAGAATGTAGGCATGTCCATACGGTCATAAACTTTGCCGTATTTATATTTTACCATTCCATCTAAGAATAAAAGAATGTCCTGGATAGCTAAATGATCCTGCTCGGAGTCGTTTATTAACTCGTAAGCTAAGTTCATTATTTGTTGAGGGTTCATTCCAACTCTAAGATTAAAGTTATTTAAAGCCTTTGTTATTGCTATTGATAATATTCCTGATACTTTCTCAACTCCGTAAACTTTTGTTAAAGCCGGAAGCCTTTCACTAATAGGAACTAATTCGATAACTTTCATTGGCAACGCTTCTCCTTTCTCTTTGTACCGGCACATTTCGTTATATAGTCCACCGCTATCGCCTTTCGCTAAAGAATTGAGAATGCGCTTGGTTAAGCTGCTCGATTGTAACTTTTGGAGCGACCCTTGAGTAGTTGTTTGTATTTGATTTAATGAGTTCATCGTTCCAAGATTTATTGTTTAAAAATGTTTCAGGGTTTTTACGAAATTGTTTGTCAGGAACTGATTGTTTGTAAAGTTCGATATAATTCATCGCATTTTCACGTTCTTGGTCAGTTAATTTATTCCACTTCTTTTTTAACTTTTC